ATGTTCAAAGCCGTCCTGCTCGGCCAATGGCACAGCCTCTCCGATCCCGAACTCGAACACAGCCTCATCACCCGCATCGATTTCAACCTGTTTTGCCGTTTTGACGAACTGAACAACCCCGATTACAGCACCTTATGCCGCTACCGCAACCGGCTGGCGCAAGACGGCACCCTGTCCGAACTGCTGGAACTGATTAACCGACAATTGACCGAAAAAGGCCTAAAAGTAGAGAAAGCATCCGCCGTCGTCGTTGACGCTACCATTATTCAGACTGCCGGCAGCAAACAGCGTCAGGCCATAGAAGTCGACGAGGAAGGACAAGTCAGCGGCCAAACCTCACCGAGTAAGGATAAAGATGCCCGCTGGACAAAGAAAAACGGCCTCTACAAACTCGGTTACAAACAACATACCCGTACCGATGCGGAAGGCTATATCGAGAAACTGCACATTACCCCCGCCAATGCCCATGAGTGCAAACACCTGTTGCCTTTGTTGGAAGGACTGCCCAAAGGCACGACCGTCTATGCCGACAAAGGCTATGACAGTGAGGAAAACCGGCTACATCTGGAAGAGCATCGGTTGTTAGACGGTATTATGCGCAAAGCCCACCGCAACCGTCCGCTGTCGGAAGCGCAAACCAAACGCAACCGATATTTGTCGAAGACCCGTTATGTGGTCGAACAAAGCTTCGGTACACTGCACCGTAAATTCCGCTATGCGCGGGCAGCCTATTTCGGACTGATTAAAGTGAGTGCACAACGCTACCTGAAGGCGATGTGTTTGAACCTATTGAAAGCGGCTAACAGGCTAAGTGCGCCTGTTGCCGCCTAAAAGGTGGCCGGATGCCTGATTATCAGGTATCCAAGGGGGAATTAAGGGGGTATTTGAGTATAATCAGTGCAAAAACAGCCGAAAATCTGTGTTTAAGTTTCGGCTGTCTGGGGAAGGACTTTTTTGCAAAGGTCTCATTCTGCTTTTTCTGTTTACGCTTGTTCCTGATTGATATTTTCTAGGGTCTAAACCTAGATAAGCCGTGAACTGTTTTGCATTTTTAAATTCATGTCTTTTATAGGTTGATAGTAATACGGCTGTTGCTTGCTCGCCTATGCCTGTTATTGTTTTCAGCCTTTTGCGCAGGTTGTTGTAACTTGGATTGTCTTTGTAGAACTGGAGTAATTGTTTTTTGACTGTCTGTATTTGTGCTGTCAGGTTTGAAATAGTTGTTTGAATATGGGATTTGATATAGTCGGGTGCTTCGTGTTGTTTGGCTTTTTCTGTTGCGCGTTGCTGTTTTAGATAATCTAAATATCGGGCGATTTCTTGTAATTGCTTCTGTTCTTTTGCCGGCGGTTGCCATGCTTTTAATTTGTGCTTTCGGTCTTGGCAATATTGCGCTATCAACTTTGCGTCTTGTGTGTCTGTTTTGGATCGTTGTAGTTCTGCTATCGCATATCCTTTTATCTTTCGTGGATTCTCTACGGTAATTGTATATCGTGAATAAAGATATTCGGCTAATGCTTCGTAATATGTGCCTGTTGCTTCGCAAACGCAATGGAGCTTATCGGTTACTTTATGACTTTGTAGCCACTTTATTAATTGTTCAAATCCTCCTTTGTTGTTCTGAAACTTCTTTTGATGATTTTGACCGTCTGCAATCAAACAGCAATCTATTGTGAGCTTTGAAACGTCTATTCCTAAGTACATGGTTTAACCTTATTAATTCGGGCTTTTTGCCCTAGATAGTGTTCAAACTTAAGATGTACGAAAGCCCACGCTTCTATCTTTGCTACAAGCTGTACGCTTTGGCCGTACTTACGAAGTCGTGGGCTTTACTTGGTGTTTCGTCAAACGCCAAGCCCTCAATGGGCTGATTTACTCATTCAGGGCTTGAAGCTTATCGTGTGCTTGCCTTCGGCGACATTCGCCATGTGGCAGGGGTTGGCGCAAAAAACCGCACCAACCCTTCTTTAAAGCGTTTTGGGGTGGGCTAGCGTCAAGGGGGTATCCAAAAAGATTTATAAAGACGATAAAGCTGTCTTTACACATCTTTCTGGACGTCCTCTCCCTGACTTGATTAATGGTTATTGGTTTAGGTTCAATCCTGATCGGATTCATGAACCTGTTTTAGCGCCATTTTGTGCGCCTATTTCGTTTCCTTTTTCAACATAGCCTTCATACATTAGATTCTGTTGACTTTTACCGCCCATAGATGAAACTTGTGGCTTTTCTATTTCTTGTTCGGTTTCTTTAACTTCTGCTGTTTCGGTCTTTTTGGCTTTATAAGGATTGAATGGCAAGCCATCTTTGATATAACTTAAACAGGTTTTTTTGCTTATTTCCGCAATCTTAGAGCCTTGGTATGTATAGCAATTACAGCCATTATCACTTTTTACGCACGCGGACGGCCAAGGCATGGCAGCTATTGATTTGTTCATGCCGTCATATATTGGCGCAGTTTCGGGTCTATCTTCAATTCTCGGCTTGTAGTCATCTTCTGATAGATGTGGCTTTGGTGGTTCAGGAATAGCCGTTTGTGGCGTGTATTGCCCTTCTGCGTTGGTGCCGTTTGCTGTTGGAACAGCAACCGCCCCCACCGCTTCAGGGCTTGAGGCTTGTGCCTCAATTTTTGGCTTTTCCTGTTCTGACTTCATCGTATCTATCCGATTATTCCAGCTTGAATAGATATACCAACCAGCGGTAATTAATAGGGCAAGCACAGCAGGGAAGATATATACAACACGGCTGATTTTGGTGTGTTCTTCGGCTGATTTATATACGCCAAAGGCTTTTTTATCCAACGTATAAACGCTTTTTACAGCAGATGATACGTTTCTTGCTGATGTTGGGTCTGCGCACCTTTCCCATTCCAGCATACGGCGAACGCCTAAATTTGTTTTTCCGATATGGCAATGATGGCCAACCAAGGTGCGGACGTTACTATCAATTAATCTAGGATGTTGGGTTAATAGAAAGATATCAATGCCTTTATGGCGGTGTGTTTCTAGTTCGGCCACGAAATCGGGGACTTTTGAACCGCTTGGGCATGGCCTAAATACGCGCTGGCATTCGTCAATAACGAGTATTACGCCAGTGGGTGCTCATTTGTGCCACGTCTGCATTGTTTCACCTTCAGGAATAGGCAAATTTGGAATAATTTTTTCATCTACTTCAGGAATGCCGTCAAGATATAAAGGACGGTTTTTTAAGTCTTGACGTGTCATCAAGTCTGAAATCATCTTCAGGGTCTTACCCGAACCCGGAACACCTGTAATTAAATAAAGCATACGTTAACCTTTTTATTTTTTACTGATAGAAGCTGACAATTTAGAAAGACTTTTAAGCGAAACAACAAATGCGAATGTACCAAAAATCCAGTTCAGACAAACACCAATTCCAGCAATATAAGCTAGGTTCATGGCGTCTGAAGGAATACCGCCTATCTGCGATTGAACATGCGACAACAGAAAGCCTTGAATTTCATTTAGCCCTACATAACTGACGAATGACAGGCCAAGCGCGGTTATAACTTTTCCTGCAACGGTCATTAAAACGCTTGTGATTAATTTGCCCCACATGATTAAAGCTCCTTAACTGCGTTGAACGCAAAGAATCCGCACATTATGATCGTACCTAGAATTAATATAGGACGAAGCAATCGGGCGATATTACAGAAATAATCATAGGGAATATCAAACGTTCCTAATACGCCTAAACTAAAAGTCGGGTTTGCTGGACAGGTGCCGTTTGTGCTAAAAACGTCTAGCGGTTTCAGTTCAAGGTTGATTGCTTTTTCAGGAATTTCTAAATCTTTATAATCAGTATCTCCTAGGTCTTTACATGCCGAGGCTTCGGGGTGTTTTTCGCAAAGGTCTTGGGCATCTTTGCCGTCTTTACCGTCTTTTCCGTCCTTGCCGTCTTTACCGTCTTTTCCATCAGGCTTGTCATCGGGTTTGTTATCAGGTCTGTCATCAGGCTTGTCATCAGGTCTATCATCGGGTTTACCGTCAGGATTGCCATCGGGCTTTCCATCAGGTTTTCCATCAGGATTACCGTTAGGATTTCCGTCAGGTTTACCGTCAGGATTGCCATCAGGTTTACCGTCAGGACTACCGCCAGTATTGCCAGTCGGTGCAGGGCTATTATTAGTCTGTACAGAGGCTTCACTACTACCTCCATTTGTTGGATTCGTGAAAGTTACTGTATAGGTCTTTTTGCCTTCAGTCGTTTCTACTGGACCGATCGTAACGACTGTTCCGGCAGGGACTTTGATATTTTCTTTATATTCAGGTTTGCCCGTGCCTTCTACAAAAGGTGTAGGGTTGCCGTCAATAGATGGGGTAGCGATTTGTAGGAATTTTTCATTGTCGAGAACTTCTGTGTCTCTCATTTTTAAACGAAAAGAAACTCCACTTCTAATGTCGCTACCGCTTTTTACATCACAACTACCGCCATTCCAATTGAAATGACATGAATCTAATACAAATTTATTCCAAGGTACGCCTCCATAATTTTTACTGAGTTCTTCTTTTTCTTTTTCCCAAAATGGAATAGCCAGTTTTTCCATTTGAGCCTGCATCAAATACTCTACTTCTTTTTGTTTTAATTTATCTCTTGTATCTTTTAATCGAACAATAGATGAATCAATACCATAACAAGCTATATCAATATTTGAACCATTTACTTCTTTATATAAACAGTTACGTGCCGGCCATTCTTTTAGGAATTCTTTACTGACTTCATTCCATTTGTAGCCTTCACTTTCTAAACTACCTTTTACAATTTCATAAGCTTCATAAGCCAGCAATGCGCCACCTACATAGACATTAGCTTTAGAAGCTACTAGCTTTGCGCCTTGTTTTACTAAAGCAAATGAACCATTTAGAACAGTTTTCCTTGATACAGAAGCTTCAATAGTTGCATTTACTGTCTGTTTTGATAAATAACCCTCATAACGTGCCTTCATGGCCTCTGTCTGAAATTTTCTGTAAGAATTATCCGATACTGAACGCGCCCACGGTTTTTTGTCCCAATGTTCAGTATGCTGTTTCGTATATGTAACAGACTTGGAATTATTAACGTTAATTTCGCCAGCAACAGCAAAACTAGAAGTAAATAAAACTAATAAAGGAATGATTAATTTATTCATTTTTTACTTTAATCTTATCTAGTTTCTTCTTCTCTATGGATTGGTTCAAATCATGCATGAACTTTTCCATATTTGAATCAGATGGACTTGGTTTATTTGGGTTCGTAGTCATTACAAAAATGTCATCATCTCCATTTGATTTATTATTCGTCTTTTTATTCAAAAGGCTATAAATTAAAAAAATCAGATAAAAGGCAATCATTAAATATCTAATTTCATTAGGAATGGAAATAATGCCCAAAATGTGCAATGTGAAGAGAATAATCAAAACAAGGTTATAAATTCGAGTAAACATATTTCTAACTTTCGTAAATGTTTCAGAAAATTAGATTCTATGCTTTATGCCTTGTTATGACTACTGAAAACTACGTATTAAGACGTATAAACAGATAGCTACCGCAAAAGGCGGTAACATACCTATAAGAAATTCGGTTTCGGGGGTCATTCTTCCTCCTTGTGGCTTATCATGCCTACAACTTTGACGGCAATCACAATCAGAAATAATGAAGCCATCATTAAAACAAGCTGATAGCCTAACTCACGGCCTGCTTGTGCAAATTCGCCAAATTCACATTGAGGGAACGTAAGTTTTACTGTCTGTTCTTGATACTTCCAAGCTTTACCATCAAAGACGGCGTGATGTAACACGCCGTCTTTGTCAATCGTTGGTGAAACTTGGGTCATCAAGACATTGACGGCTTCTTGTTCGGTTTCGTAACAAATTCGGCCTACTTGATAACCCATGATTACACCTTAAACCGCATTTGCACCGCGTTTACCGATACGGATAACGGCAAATGCGATAGAAATGCCTACAACGATTGCGCCCAATGCGATGATTTCGGTTTTGTAACCAGTGATTTCTTCTTTCACAGTGTCCAAAATGCCTTCAGCCATTACAGGTGCAGACATTGCAGAAACGGCAACAGTTGCCAAGGCGTACTTCGCTTTGTTTTTCAGATTTTGGAATTTCATCTTGTTTTCCTTTAGTTAATGTTGAAAAAAAGTTTTGCGGTGTTTCGGGGTCAATTCAAGGCACACCGCAAAGCCTTGAATCTTGTTTATGCTTCGTCTGAAAAATAAATGTTGTCTTTAAATGCGCGTGGGAATACTTGCATTGATACGATTTGTTGAGGCTTGTAGCCTTCATATTTTTCAGGGTGTTTGGTGCGAACTTCGCAAAGGCGCGTTTCAGTTTCGCTACGGATAATCAGGCCTACATAATGCGTCTTGGTAAATGTGCCGTCTTGGTTTTTGCGTTCACGCGTGAACATTCGATCAAAAGAGGCGATAACAAACATACCTTGTCGGCGTTCTGTTTCTTGTGTCATGTTTTTTCCTTTCTGTTTAAATCAGATTTACTATGGTTTCTCGGTTTTTAAATGCCCATTTCGGGCTTAGGTAATCAGATAAAATGTGGTTGTAATTGTCCTGATTGATTGCTTCGTATGGGCGCAATTTATAAAGGGGCATTGACTTTAAATAAGAGTCAATGCGACTAATCCATTTCCTTAGCTGTTCTCGCCATTTGCGAGAACCAGCAGATACAAACGAAAAATTACTGTTTGCCATCTTCCAAAGGTGCTTTTTGTCAATTGTCGTTCTAATCAGGCGGAATCCTTTATCTTCAGGCAAACGGCTATCGATATGCTTTGCAATGTATTTCGCAACATATCGGGCAAGACCTTTACTATTGGTTTTAACCGGCAGTAATTCAGAACGGCCAAAGCCATATTTACCCATGTTTTCACGGAGAAAGACCCAAAGCTGGCGAAGTGCTTTGTTTGCGCTTGAGTAATTTTTAGCTTGAATTTGGCGGAAATTGAGACCGTTTCTGATGTTTTGTCTTGTGTTTACGATTAAGTGAAAGTGAATACGACCGCTTTTCATGAGCTCGTAAACGCAGATATAGTGTTCAAAATGGCGTTTCAGAAAGTTTGTTCTAAGGCTATGAAAACGGCGACTTGCTTCTTTCACGTCTTGAACATCATCGGTAAAAGTCAAAGTAAGGAAGCCCACGTTATCAATTCCGAAAGCTTCGATGAATTGATGAACATTCATTTCTAAGGCTGAAGCAGATTTTTTGTGCGAAGTTGAAAATTCGTTTAGATTTTCATTTGATTTAGTGAATTTTTCCGCGTTTACTGGAAATTGTTTTCCTTGTTTTCCAAAGAGTTTTCAATCTCAATGCAGTTGTTACTATTTAGACAAGGAAGAGCGCGTTCCGCGCTTGCTGAAGCTGAACGGTTCATGCGTTTTCCTCCTGATTCATGAAATCAGTAACGCATAACTCGCCATATAAAGAAGCGGTTTCTTCTGTTGCTTTTGGATTTTGGGGATTAGTTACAGGGAAGGCTCTTGTATTAATGAGCTTGGAATAGCCGTTTTTATCGGAGAAAAGACGGACGATGTAGGCAACTGGATTTTGTTCCGGTTGTGGTGTGATAGTGTAGAAACAAATTGACAT